CTTCTCTCTTCTCTCTTCTCTCTCTCTCTATCTCTTTCTCTTTTTCTTTCTCAATTCTGTTTTCTACTCTTGTTTCCTTGTCGTGTTGTGCGTCATGGGGAGTCTTCCTCCTTTTGACGCTAAGAATCATGTTTGGTCAGTTTTGTCAGAAAGACTTTGCTGGGGTCATCCTCTACCAGCAGCTATGCACATAGAACCCGATCTCCTCCTCCCTTCAATCGCACAGACAGACGAGAAGTGTTGGTTATGCCATTACTTCAATACAACTTCCACACTTGAAGAACAAGCCCAGTGTGCATCCAACTGGGACTTTGACACTGAGTGGGAAAAGGAAAAGATTGATGAACTTAATTCCAAATTCGATGAAACCTTCGAGTTAGTCGAGGGACAGGCTGTCTATAATCAGACATTGCCCAATCCTCTCAACATTGAAGATTACATGAACAAATGGTTGTATCAATCTGAAGCTAATGGTTTTAACTGGCTTTTCGTAGCCCCGACCGGTCTTGGCAAGACCAAATTTGCCCCTGGATTGCTTGCAAAGCGATTTGGGGCTTCTTGTATCGCATTAGTCACAGAGAGAGTCATCGCAACGCGAGGTGCTGCCGCTTGGTACAAGGAACACAAGTTGGAGGGCGTTAGCACTATCGTCAGCAAGGCTGGCGGCGTTAAGGAAACAATTGATATCGGTGCGGAGGGCGTGCCAATGTTCGTCTACACAACAGGGGCTTACGTGTCCAACAAGGTGTTTAAAGACTTACCTCGAGACACGCTCCTAATCATAGATGAGGCACACAACTTCAGCACAGACACAATCACGGCAGTATGCACTGTATCACACGGTAAACAATACAGGCAGCCCGCTTGGTCGCTCCAGGTCACGGCATCGCCTAGACAGAAAGTACCGGTGAGCCTTTGCACGCCACTACCGCGGAAAATTATACTTACCCCGTTGTTGAATGAGGGCATGGTTTGGGACGAGGTGGAAAAGAAAGGCAGACATTCCTTGCTACACATACTACCTGGTCACAATAGCTGCAAGAAGTTGGCACCATTCTACTGTGTCGACAAGCAATGCCGTGTCATCATCAAAGTGCGGGGTTCGTGTTATGAATGGAAACAAAATCTTGAGCACGTCAATTTTCCAGAAGAACAACTACCAGAAGTAACGAAAGGTCATAAAATAGTTGTGCTCGCCACAGAAGTGCTCCAAGAGAGCGTAACATTGAACTGCAACGTAGTCGCTGACAACGGGCAACGATATCGGCCGTCGGTGAACTACAGCGGTGTGGAAGACGTGCGCAACGAAGAAGACTACAAGATGTTCTTCGGAGCACAGGAAGCCGACATGACGCGAGACATCAACATCAGTGAGATAACCCAAGTTGCGGGTAGAGTCGGTCGAACAGAGTGGAGCCGCGACGGCGTCGCCATTATTGGTCGTGCTTTTCCCTTAACCCATGAGAGTTTGGAGCACGCTTACGGCACGCGCACTGGTAGATTGATGGGTCAAGTGTCTGATTACATTCCAGTGTCCGCACTCAACATTGCGAAGAAATTGCAAAAGGGTTGGGAGAAACAAGCACCCTACTATAGGGCGGAGAAGAACTTGCAACGGATCACAGAAGTTTTCTTGCAGACTAGCAACCCAGGTCCTTACACAGACTACAAGACCGCACTTCCCTTTATCACGAATGCGTACGGTGGTGAATGGGTACCAAAACCTTACATCAATGCGTCGAATCCGACCTTTGATAATATTAAGTACCCTGAAATCAAAAAAGTAGTACGTAGTGGTATGGGGAGAATTGCTTACCCGGTCCTAGGTCGCAATACATCGTCAATTAAAACTGCTCCGCCACCCGCGGTCAATGCTTGGGGAACCAAACTGAGTTTTCTACAACGGTCAATAACCAATGACGTGGAGCCGGTTACCAGCAATGTAACAGAGGAGACACCAAGGCCGGACAGTGCTTGCAGCACACATAGTGAACTGAGCTACGTGACGATGCCAGAAGAGCACATCCCTACGATTGAGGCAGAAGAACTGACCACTTCACAATCATTCCAGTTTGAGAGTGGTCTCCAGGTTCAAGTCAAGTTGCCGGGTGGGATTGCACACAACGTCGATATCAGACCTAAAGCACTTGTCAGGCTTCCCAAAGGAAAAGGCAGACGCACACGTGAACAAACGGTGGATAACGCTTCGCGCAAGTTTTGCTACAGCTATCTGTTCCCGGAGGCTAAGCGCGAGGAGGCTATCAAGAAGCTGGGTTACATGCCACGATTGCACGAGGTTGTGAGCTTGTTAGACCATGAGAGTATCACGAGCTTCGAAACACTCAAGTTCAGCTTCGCCAAGGCAGGCATAGTTCACGTCTACAAGCAACGCAAGCCGCGCAAGGGTGATTTCAACGCATACATGCGTCGTTTGGCAGATCGGCAACCTAATTATAGGTTAGGCTTAGACCTTTCCGATGAAGCCGTCGCGAACGATGAGTCACTCAGTCACATGAAGGAACTCTCCGTGCAACAAAGACATGAGTTGGTCGCTCAAGAGTTGGCTCTTAGCGATTTTCTAGCCCCTATTGTGGAAGAAGCGTCAGAAGAGCTTAAGCCTATATACGTGCGTTCGCCTGGCGATTGTTACAAGAAACTAGTAGGCATCACGAGCGCCTTGCAAGGCAATAATGTCACCATATCAGATGTACTAGAACACTCCAAGGAGATAATTCGCAGAGGTCATCTAATTGAGTGGTGCATAATGCCTGATGGCGATGTTCACGTGGTTGATGTCTTCAGTCCACAGCAGCGATTGCAAAAAGTAATGGATAGAGCTGCGCGAATGCGCAATGGCGAACAAAATGTGCCGCGAGTACCCAAGGGCAAGAAACCTGAACTCTTCATCGAAGCCTTGGAGACCATGAACAAACAGCAGTTGGTCAGCAATAACGAAACTCGGTACCAAGATCCTGTACGCAAGGCAATTACCCAGTTGAACACCGCGCTCAATCTTGAGAACATAGACAATGCGCTGGTTCCTGCCATTGAGAAGGGACTTAACTTGGGAAACCTGTACTGCCCTTGGGTGGTTCCAGAGCACAACGCGATGTACCTCAAGAACTGGGGCATAAACATTGGTAGTGGCGCGACTGTCGAACATGCGCACCCTGTGCACGCTGCGATGCGGAGATACATACATATCACCAAATTGCCGTCATTGCTGCCTGAAGGGGGTGATTTGTATTGGGTTTCAGATTCCACCGCTTCCCTGTTGCCAAAGGCTTTCCGTTCACAATGCGCGATTAGAAACAGTCACGTATCAGCAAGAGACTTCGCGCGTTATCGAACCGTTGAACCCATGAGTTCCATGTTGCATACTACAGCCAAGCGTGTGTTTATGAGCGAATGCGCACAGTATTTTACACCCTCTGACGTGGCAGCTTTCCATGAGGCCAATCCTTTGGTTGAGGTTGCCTACTGGTGTGGAATCGTTCCACCTGAGAGCATGGTTTGCAGTTACTCTCTTCGACCTACACTTTACACGTTCAAGATCGTGGGCGAAACACTGCATTACAAATGCGAGTCAGACGAAGACGAGTACGCGCAACCGTTGGCTGCACATTGGTGGTACGTGGCACGCACAATTCAGGGTTTTAAGAGCACTATCACAGTCACTCGCGAATGGCGAAAGGGACCGTTCTTCATCATGAGCACTACTACACAAAAAGTGGCCAAAGAAATGACGCGGGATTTGGGCGATGTTGGTTACTTCAAACTGTCTAATGTGGCTGTCCGTAGTCCTATTCAAGACTTGGTTGTCTCGTCGGAAATCGTAAATATGCTGTACCTTTATGGGGAAAGCATCAAGAATTGCGAGAAAAGAGACCTCACAGCCCAGTTGCGAAGATGGTACCCTAGTGAAAACTGCAAAGCGATGCCGCTGAATGTTCTCAAGACCGTCGTCATCATGGTGGACATGTTGTTGAAGTACTCTCCCAATTACGAGTTTGAGAGCAGCCTGGTAGGTCCGTTCGAACGCTTACGCCAGTTGACCACCGGCAAGTTGTACGATCTAACATTGGGAAGTTGGGCCGCGAACCAAAAGAAACGCTACAACGAACTGCTGTCAACGTGGAACAATAGCATGGTCTTTGATACCTGCATATTCAGAGTGCGAACCACTCAATTTAGCAACGCATTGGTTCCACCTATTCGAGACGGCATGACGTTTGCGGGAGTGTACGCGGACCATAACCAAAAGATGTGGTCGGAGGTCATTGGTCGCTTCAAAGCCAGCGTCTACAATAATATGGAAAAGAATCGCAAGATGACTCAGAACAAGTTCCTCAAGGAGATGATTAGCGAACCAACCAATGCGCGAGCGCTGGAGAAAGTAGACTTTTCCGAAGGCAGACCTGAAATGGTGAGCTTGGAACTGCCGTCACGCGAAGCGCTCCAGCGAACCATAGCGAAGGCCGCCTATTACGATGAACGTCTACCGCCCGTCTCACTGTCAGCGTCTACTTTAG